GTTTATCTCGCGGCCATGAAAAAGGTGGAGGGGATGAAATGACAGACTACGAAGTGATCTATAAAGCGGAAACGGGGAAAAACGCATTTTATTGGCATGATAATTATTTATATCCGTCTCATGATTATGTAAGATGGTTTGAACACCGTTGCGAGAAAGCAGAACTGGAACGCGACGAATCCCGGAAGATAATTGATGCGCAAGTCAATACTTGCAATGAAATAGTTTCCGACCGCGACGAATGGAAATCCCGGTGTGAGGCGACTAAGAGGGCATTAAATGAGTTAATAGACGTTTTCGAGGAATATGATGCGTTCGGTCGGCGTGAGAGTTACGATAAAATTCAAGAAATCATAGCCAAAATTCAGGAGGGCGGGAAGTGAAATCATGGAAGGTGACAATTGACGTTGACGACGACCTTTACCGTCAATGGAAAGACTATTTGAGCCTGAAAAAGTGCGTTCGCCTTGCCGGAACCGGGGCGCGTATACGGGCGGCGAACAGCAAGATTTTCAGCGACGCGATTAAAAATATCATGCAAGGCGATAATGAGAAATAATTTAATATGTCCCTTAAAACTTGCTTGACAAATCATACAACAGGAATTACTATATGATAGACGCTAAAAAAGTATTTGTTGATTCGATCGAGGACGCCGGAAGACGGTACATGGACGAAACCGGAATTAAGTCTTTAAGCGTCGAATTCAGTTTGAATATGGACGATCGCGGCATCGTCGTTAAAATCGCAGATTACATTCGCCGCAAATAACCCTAGCGGGACACCGGAACGAACCGACCCCGTATTACTCATGGATGTGAGTGGTACGGGGTTTTTTAATTTTATGACATGCTATAATTGTAAATCCATCCGCAAAACCTCACCGACCGCTGGCCGTTGCCGCAATATGCGCTCCGGCCGCGATCACGTCCGTCTTGTCGAGTGCTGTCCCGAATTCGGACGCGCCAATTCCATTGACCTGTTCATTTCCCGTCTCCTGCGCCCGTCTCGCCATGCGCCGATATTTGAGCGCGGCGGGCAAAATATTTATTACCCCAAGAACGTCGAGAGGTATTTTTGATCACCGCTAAAAACAGCACCACCTTCGAAGCCTCTGTATCTCACGGACTGACGCGTGCGCCCATTATAGCGCTCGGCGGGAAAAATAAAGACACGTTTGCGCCAAATATCAATATGGGCTTTTCATTCAAGGGCGATACCGAAGAGCGTTTTATCAATCTGAACCGTGTCGATAAATCAGCGTCCACCTCCATCGAGAAATGCGCCGGGGGAATCATTGTCGACAAGACCGATCAGTATCTAATTGACGCTGCCGGAAATCTGAAATGGAATTTCATCCTTCCCGAAAAGCCGAAGTCACCCCGTATCCGTCTCAAGGTTAATTACAGCGATGGAATGCAGTTTTCCCATCAGGGTACACTTGAAGACGATTGGAAAACTGACTCGATGGGACTGTCTATCTATGATTACGTTGCCCAGCATAATCGCCCGATCGACATGGTAGACTCAATAGCCGTATACATCAATAAAGCAAATAATGAATATAGGACCGGGAAGATCGCGCACTGGCACAGGGTTATCATGTATGACAAGGCCGGTAATGTGGGGTTCGGAAAATACGAATGGATTGATAAAAACACCGTTGATATAGTGCTGGACGAAAAGTATTTGGAATCGGTCGAGGCTGGAAACACATGGCCCGTGCTCGTTGACCCCACGATTGGCTATTCCAGCGTTGGCGGCTCGACGATCAACATCTCCAGCGCATACACGGCGGCTAGTATGGTCGCGGCCGCCGACAAGCACACGGCAGCATCTGGCGACAAGATCACAAAGTTTTACGTCTACGGAAAATATTCGGGTTCGGTTTCGACGATCGACGTGGCCGCGTACAGTTGGGGGCCGAGCTATACCGCTTCCCGGCTCGCCTCACCCGTGACGATTACGTTCTCCGCTACCGCCGGCTGGCATGCAAGCGCGGATGTGTCGCAGGACCTGGTGGAATCGACCGTGTATGTTGTCGCCCTCGGCGGTTTCGTCGGGACGACAACCATCAACTATGACACACTATCAAATTGTAACGACTACAACAACGCGACGGCCCTTCCCGCGACGTGGACGCATGGCGGGTTTGTGAACTACCGCGACTCGGTGTATGCGGATTATACGGAGAGCGCGGGCGGCCATCCCGCCATGTCCAGATTTAACCATATCAACAGAAATTCAGCAGTGAGGTACGCATAATGGCAAACTCAATTTATCATTCCGGGCTTCCGTTCCCGATATACAACGCAAAATACACCCTGCTCGTTCCGTACCTCGACGCCGACGGCGACCCCACCGACCCGACGACCCCCGACACCGAGGTCAGTGTTGACGCCGGTTCTTTTGCCGATTGTGCCGAGGAGGTCACGACGATAACTGGCAGTAATGGCGTGGGGTATATCACCCTGACCGGGGCCGAAATGAAGGGCTCCGCGATCGCCGTATGCGCCAAAGTCGCCAGCGGGCCGAAGGCTACGCTTGCCCTATTGCAGCCCCGCGCCCTCCCGGTCCTCGAAAGCGGAACCGCGCAGGCGGGCGGGAATACTTCGATCACTCTCGCATCCGGAGCGGCCGCGTATGACCTGACAGGCTGTTTTGTCCGCACCACTGGAGGCACCGGGGGCGGCGGCACGAATGGGGCAAACAACCAGGCGCGGAAGATCATGGCATACAACGTGTCAACCAAAGAAGCCACGGTATTTCCGCAGTGGGAAACAAACCCGTCGAGCGACACCACGTATGACATCCTGATTTCCGATATAGCCGTCAACAGCACTATCACGCGGGGACTGCGTCCGACTACCGACGGGAGGACGCTCGGCGTGGAGAGTGACGGGGATTTAACCAAGGTGAACACCCTTGACGGACATACGCCGCAGACCGGGGATACTTTTGTCCGTATTGGTGCTGCCGGCGCCGGGCTTACCGCCCTCGGTGATACCCGTATCGCAAATCTGGACGCTGCGGTTTCAAGCAGATCGAGCCATAGCGCAGCTGACGTATGGTCGAGCGGAACGCGCACATTATCATCATTCGGTTCTCTTGTTGCCGATATTGCAACGGCTGTATGGGACGCGGGGACAAAAACACTGACTTCGTTCGGCACTCTCGTAGCTGACACGGCGGCGGCAGTATGGGCTACAGCGGTTAAGGTTATAACCGGCGGAACGCTCACGGTTTCTCCCCCCACTGCGGCAGACATTAAGAATGCGATTGAGGGGAGCGGGTCCAGTCTCGCCCAGATCCTGGAGGACACCGGCACCACCATCCCCGCGCAGATAACCACTATGCGAGGGGCCGATAGTGACACCCTGAAAACGCTGTCCGATCAGATTGACGGAATATCGGCGGGATCGGCTCCTACCGTCGAGGAAATCAGGCAGGAAATCGACTCCAACAGCACGCAACTCGCCGAGATTATCGCCGACATTGCCACTATAACGGGCGGCACCGGTTCGAATGCCATTACCATAACCGTGACTGACGGAACCACGCCGATTCAGGATGTTACCGTCGAGATATGGAACGCCGCGAATACATTATTCCGCACGAAGGGCGTTACAAACTCAAGCGGCGTGATGATGACAAGCCTTGACGACGGGACTTATACCGTGCGAATGCTTAAGGGTGGATATTCATTTACAAATCAAACCCTGACCGTCGATGGCGTGGAATCTGTACCCTATACCGGGACAGCATATGTGATACCGGCCCCGTCAAGTGCCGACCTATGCCGGGTGTACGCGTACCTGAAGAAAGCCGATGGCACTGTCCCCGCAACCGTGACGCGGGAATTCGTCATCACAGAACTGCCCGAATTCGAGGACGGCTCATGCTACGCCGAGACCGACAATCAGGGCGTGTACAACGCCACGACGGGCCTACTGTATTTCGATTGCGTGCGCGGCGCACAGGCGCGGGTAACGGTCGAGGGTTTCGGCATAAGCCACAAGATCACGATACCCGACGCGGCGACGGCAGAGATTGAGGACTTGATATAATGGCCGACGAACTGACAGATAAACAAAAGATGTTCATAACCGAATATCTTGTAAATGGCTTTAATGCCACGCAAGCGGCCATAAAAGCGGGGTACAGCGAGGATACGGCAAAACAACAGGGGTCAAGATTGTTGACGAATGTTGACATCAGAAAGGCCATTAACGACGAAATAAACAGAGCTCTCGACGATAAGCGAGACGAACTCAAAACGCAGGTCATAGCTGAGTACAAGAAAATTGCCCTCTCTGATATTAAAAACATTCTCAAATACGATCAAGACGGCGTTGTTATTTCTCCATCGGATGACGTTGACACGAGCGTTGTTTCGTCGGTAGAGATCGAACAGGAAGTTGTCAAGATCGTTGGTGACGTTAGCATCAGCAACAAAAAAATCAAACTAAAGCTGTATGACAAAATAAAGGCACTGGAAGGACTTTCGAAATATCTTGGTTTAACAAAAGACACAATAGATATACCCGGCGGGATACACATTCACATAGACAAAGAAGATGCAGAACTTTAAGAAAACATTAAAGCAATCTATCGCCATACGCCTATTGTCTGGCATAGCTACGATGATATTGCTCTATGGTGGGTCGCGTTCGGGAAAGACCTTTATCCTGGTGCGGGCGATTGTATTGCGTGCGATTAAAGCGGAAGGGTCGCGGCATTTAATTGTCAGATATAGATTCAACCATTGCAAGCAGTCGATCTGGTATGACACGCTTCCGAAGGTAATGAAAACGTGTTTTCCGGAAGTCAAATATACACAGAATAAATCAGATTGGTTTATCGAATTTGTAAACGGGTCGCAAATCTGGATTGGCGGTCTTGACGACAAGGAGCGCACAGAAAAGATTCTCGGCAACGAATACGCCACGATCTATTTCAATGAATGCTCACAGTTGACATATGATGCGGTCACAACTTGTATGACGCGTCTTGCGCAGAAGACAAGCCTTGTCAATCGCGCATACTTCGATGAAAACCCGCACAACAAACGGCATTGGTCATATTTGCTGTTCATCAAGGGCATAAACCCAGAAACACGTGAACCGGTCAATAAAGACAACTATGCCTCGATGCTTATGAATCCGGCCGATAACGTCGAGAACCTTCCGGAAAAATACATTGATACCGTACTCGGTGAATTGCCGGAACGGAAAAAGAAACGGTTTATACATGGTCAATTTTCAGACGACAACGAAAAGGCACTCTGGAAACGCAACATGATTGATGATAATCGCATATCAGCCGACAAACTTCCATCATTGCAGCGCGTGTGCGTGGCTATTGACCCCGCCGTCACATCCGAAGAAACGTCTGATGATACCGGCATAATGTCTGCCGCAATGGGCCCGGCCCCGAAGATCGATAATGTCCGCTATCCCGAACTCGATCATTTCTATGTGTTATCGGACAAGACTATGAACGGGACGCCACTTGAGTGGGGGTCGTGTGCAATCCACGAATATAAAACATACAAGGCAGACAGGATTGTGGCAGAGGTCAACAATGGCGGCGATCTTGTTGAAATGAATATTCACAACATTGATTCAAACGTATCATATGAGGCCGTCCATGCCACGCGGGGGAAAATCGTCAGGGCCGAGCCGGTGAGCGCGCTATACGAGCAGGGCCGCGTTCATCATGTTGGTTCGTTTCGTGAACTTGAAGACGAAATGTGCGAGCATGAATTTAAGACAAGCGAACCCTCGCCCAATAGAATTGACGCGCTCGTATGGGGGATTTCATTTCTCGCCGGATTCTCGCAAGACTTTACCGAGCAACTATATAACAGATTCGGAATGACAGCATAAAGGTGACACCATGATAAACCCACTTAAAGTATTACTTCATCGATTTGACGCACTGACCGACCCATACACGGCACGAGGGTCATCAGTTGACAGGACCATGCGCCTGACCGGACAAAAGAAATTCAGGTCAAGCCTTGAATATCGCAATCTCTACGAGGCAAACGGATTCATTCAGAACATAGTTGACCAGCCAGCCGAGGACGCCACACGCGAATGGATCACTATTAAGGTCAATACCGAGGGTGATGACGACATCGCCCGCAAGATCGAGAACCGAATGACCGAGCTGCATGTGCGCGAAAAGATGGAGGAATTGATCAAGTGTTCGCGCACGTACTCACGCGGGGGCATGTTGTACTATGGCGTCATCGCGGGCGTGCCACAGACAGATGAACAACTCGCCAAAGAGCTCCCTATTAAAACACTTCAGGAAATTGATTATATCAATGTCCTCGACGACATGGATAAAGTTTCATTCAAAAACAAGAACACCACTGACCCCACGAAAAAAGAGTATAACGAAATCGAATTTTCCATACACGGACGGGTCGTTCACCCTTCCCGCGTGTCCTGGCTGGTGAACGGATTCAATTATCAAAACCTCGATGGTATGTCGATTGTCGGGACCATCTATGACGCAATAGTGGCACAGGATAACGCGCTATGGTCTGTGTCTTCCCTCGTGGGCGACATGGCAACGAAGATATTTAAATCAGACATGATTACAAAAATGTCTCCCGAAAGGCGCGGGGAACTTCTAGCGAAACTCAAACACCTGATGAATACGCAGTCTGCGCTTGCTCTTGCGAAAGACGAAGATTTCAACAAGCTCATTTATAACGTCACGGGCATGAAGGAGTTGTTCGACTTCATCTTCGACAACCTATCGGGCGTGTCGCGTATGCCGAAAAACATCATGCTTGGCAAGGCCCACGGCGTCGTCACCGCGGGCGAGTATGACACCATCAACTATTACGCACAGGTGGCGAAGGAGCAGGAGAACAAGCACCGGCCCATCATTGAGAAGATTGTTGACATGATTGTCCACGAACAGAAGGGCGAGATATGGGCCGAACTCAGCGGAAAGGTCGAAGACCTGGATTGGGAATTCGAGTTTAACCCGCTCTGGAAACTCGACCCATCGTCACAGGCCGACGTTGATCTGAAATCGTCACAGCGCGATCAGATTGATTTCAACATCGGCAAGGCTGGGCCCGAGGAGTTGCGACAGCTCGATGATAGATACGGGGAACTTGAGGACTTCGGAGCGGAACGTCAGGTCCAGCCCCCGCCGACGGGCGGGAACAAATATGGCGGCGTACAGATAACAAGGCAATAATGGCACGGCGTAAAAACACATTCCCGCTACACCTTGAGCGCATGATGGCCGACCTCTACGCCTCTGCCCTGCGTCGCATGGCAAAGAATGTCATGCGCACAATCAAGAACAAGTACAAAGAGGAGCACCATAACACACCCGCCGCCGTCATGATTCAGGCTGACGAATCATTCAAGGAAATGGTTGCGCGCCTGACCCAAGAATACACCGACTATCTGACATCAAAGAATATGCTGTACAAGGTGAAGCGTGCTGAAATGGCGCTGCGGTCGTGGTCATTCAAGACGGTAAGCGATTCAATGACCGCAATCAAGGATTTGAAAAAACGTGATTACGCCATGCTTGCCATAGAGCAAGCCGTTGACTCGCCACTCGTTCAGACGATAAGCGACAATTTTATCAAGACGAACATGGAAATGCTTGAGGCGGCGGGGAAGGAATATATTTCTGGGATCTCCGAAGCCGCTATGGATACATTCCTAAATGGCGGGTCAATGCAAGACCTGACCGACGCAATGACCGAGTACACTAACGGCGACGTGGCAAAGGCTGAATTCTGGGCGACTGACCAGATGGGCGATGCGTATGCATCATACACCGACGAACTCCATAACGAGGCGGGGATTGATAATTTCATTTGGCGCACATGCGGCGACAATGCCGTCAGGGACTCACACGCGGAACTTGAGGGCCGGACATTCACGCGCGCGCGGGGCGTGCCTGAGGGGACATTGAGCAAACCCGGCGCAAAGCTTCCGGGGCAAGATTACCGCTGCCGGTGTACAATGGAACCGACGCTGGACGAACCAGACAAAGAATAAAACAAGGGGGACGTAATGAGATTTAAAAGATGGTTTTTCGAGAAGTTTATTTTACCCGAATTGAGAAGTTGGCTAATCAGAATATTTATTGGTTATGTCGTAAGGATTCAAACCAATACGATTTATCGTTCTTGTACTGGCTCGTTGATTTATGACGATAAGGAATTACTGATGGGAATCGAGAGCGCAATTCGGGCAACCATTAAGGCTGTCACCAAAGAGAGCATGTCGAAAAAACCAGATGGATATAACGGCCCGTATGCCTAATACTTCCATCGTTGACATGTACACCGACTACTGCCGGGGAATGAGCCAGCTCGAAATGGAGCGCAAGTACAACCGCGAATATCGGAGTATATCGCGCAAGTGCAAGCAGCTCACTGTGCGCATGTTCAATGATTCAAATTCTCTGATTTGCAAAAACATAGAGCAGATAAAAAAGGACGTGGAAAGCTCAATCTGCCACGTCAACCGCTGTCCCGTTTGCGGACAGGAAAAAGATTATTTTGGGGGAACCGATGAAGATAAGAGTGTGTAGCGAGAACCCACATGGCGCATGTTCATATTACCGGACAATGGGCGTGTTTCCAAAACTCAAGTATCTTTACAAAAGTATCGACGTTGAACTAACCGATCAAATCGACTGGTTTCTCATGTCCGATGCAGACGTTGTGTTCATGGAGCGGCCGCAAAACCCGAACATGAAGAAAGCCGCTCACTTGGTCAAGGACTTCGGCCTTAAGCTGTGGGTTGATTTTGACGACAACCTTTTCTGTCTGCCGAATTATAACCCGCATAAGCCGCTCTATGACTCGCCCGTAACGCGGGACTGTATCATTGACTGTCTCAAGGTTGCGGACGTGGTAACGGTTGCGACCGAGGGAATTAAGAAAGAATATTCAAAGTATAACGACAATGTCGTCGTCATACCGAATGCGTTCAACGATTATAACTACAAGCTGCCAAAGAACCCGTCATTAAACAAGATCATACAGTGGCGCGGGTCAATGACGCACCGGTCCGACCTGTTGTCCTGTGCCGATGGAATATTCGAGGCGGCGTCTCAAAACGAGGAGTGGGGATGGTCATTTATCGGCAATGATCTCTGGTATATGACTGATTACATCAAGAAGGGCAAGGCGCACCAGGAAATGCCGCATATCCAATACTGGAAATATATTCACAACGTAAACCCCGCGATCCAGATCGTCCCGCTCGTGTTTAATTTCTTCAACGAATGCAAGTCGAACATATCATGGATCGAGGGCGTTTATTCCGGTGCCGTGACCATCGCGCCCGATATGCCGGAATGGCGCAGGCCGGGAATAACGACATACAAGACGCCCGCTGAATTTGAAGAAAAAATCAACGAACTCATGAACGATGAAAAGTTACGCTGCAATAATTTCGATCTGTCTCTTGAATATATAAACGAGAATTTATTATTGAGCAATGTAAACAGGCGACGCATTGAAGTCATGAAAAAATTAGCGGGGGTGACGGTATGATACAAGAGCGGACGCACTGCCGTATCTGTGACGGGCAACTTGAAACCGTCCTCGACATGGGGATAATCTATCAGTCAAACTTTTTAACAGATGCGAGCAAGGCCGTCCTCGCGCCGCTCAATCTCGCCCGGTGTACAAAATGTAACCTCGTACAACTAAAGCATGACGGGAACCTCGACTCCATGTATCGGCAGTATTGGTATAAATCAAGCCTGAACGTGTCAATGGTCGAGGCGTTACGCTCAATCGTTGACAGTATCAAGAGCCGCGTATTATTGGAGACGGGCGACGTGGTTGTTGACATCGGATGCAACGATGGCACAATGCTTTCGATGTTTCCCAAAGACGTGTTTAAAATCGGCTATGACCCATCGCTCAACCTTGCCGATCAGGCGCAAGACAACTGTGATTTCTTTATCAACGACTACTTCCCCGCAAACTATCCCGTCAAGGCAAAGGCGAAAGTCATTACGTCAATCGCCATGTTTTACGATCTGCCGGACCCGCACGCCTTTATTGATAAGGTACGCACAATCATGAGAAGTGACGGCATATGGGTTATCCAGTTTACTGATTTACTGTCAATGTTTAAGGTCAATGCGTTTGATAATATCTGCCACGAGCACGTCGAATATTATTCGCTTGCTGTTCTGAAAAGCCTACTGGAGCAGCACGGCTTCGAGGTTGTGGACGTGCTTTACAATAAGGTCAACGGCGGCAGCGTCAGGGCGTATGTCGGTTTTAGGGGTGTGTATGCCGTGACCGATGCCGTTGCCGGAATGCTTCGACACGAAGACGAATACATGTGGTCATTCGATAATCCATTCGCCGCGTTTTATGGCAGGGTGGAACGGATCAGGGAACGGTGTGTTGACTATATCAGACGCGAACACAACGCGGGCAAGAAGATATTTATCACCGGTGCGTCGACAAAAGGAAATACCCTGCTTCAGTATTTCGGAATCAATAAAGACATTATCCCCTATGCGGCGGAGGTCAACGCGGACAAGTTCGGACTTCATACCGTGGGCACCGACATCGAGATCATACCCGAACAACAGGCAATTAAAATGCATCCCGATATATTTCTTGTCCTGCCGTGGCATTTCGTCAACGGGTTTATTCGCACCTATTCTGAATATATCGGCAAGGGTGGGCGGCTCATGGTTCCCATGCCGGAGCCGGTGATTTACGGAGGGAATAATATTTGAATTACAGGCTCATAAAACAGCAAGAGGAATTCTCTGCGTATATTGACCTTGTGTCAAAAATACCCACCGGTGTTGATATTATATGCGGCATCCCGCGACACGGCATGATCCCCGCCGCTGTCATTGCCGAAGTCATGGGCCGACCACTCACCGCGCCGGGATCTCCGATGTGGTATACCAGGAACGCCGGTATCAGGTGGCACAACAACCCGCCCACAATCGTAATAATCGATGACAGCATTGGAACGGCCGCGACAATGAACGGCGCAAAAGCGATTGTTTCAAATGAATATCCGGGGTCAAAAATAATAACCGCTGTTGCCTATACGAGCGAGAAAACAAAAGACCTTGTTGATGTTTACGCCCATGTGTACCCGAAAGACACAAAGATAATGTTTCATTCTCAATTTATGCACTCGCCCTGGGAGCGTCCGATTGGATTTGATATTGACGGCGTGCTCGGCGATGAGTGGCCGGGGTCTGGAGACTATGATTATTTTCTTGAACACGCAAGGCCGTATCGTATTCCCGCATATGGAATTGAATATATTGTAACGGGACGTCTTGAGCAATACCGGGCGCAGACCGTCAAGTGGCTCAAGAACAATGGCGTTGAATATGCCAATCTGATTATGCTACAAGATCCCAACGAAGACCACGGCGCATATAAGGCGCGCATATGTAGGGAGAGGGGAATTAAAATATTTATTGAGAGCTGCCGCGATCAGGCTGAGGTAATCGGAAGGACTCCCGGCGTGATGTGCGTTCATTATGATTCGGGGGAACTTTTCCAATGAAGGGATTGTTTGTAAATCAACAAGCGGCGCAATGCAGTATTTACGAATCGTGCCACATGCTGTATCGGGCACTGTCGGAATATGCCGACGGTTATAATCTGGAATATATCGAGACATCGAATAACAACATCCCGCGCGGATACGATTTTTATATCATCAACTGGCATTGTCTGACGACGCCGTATTTGCTTGCCGATAGCATCAGGGCTCTTCCTAGGGTAAAAATCAGCGTTGTTCTTGAGGTCTTCCCCGGTGGCGAATTGGCGTTTATGGGCGAGGACATACGCGGTGCGTTCGATGCGTTTATGGTGCTCGACCCGACCTCGCCCCGGACAGGAAACCGCTACCCGTGCCCGCGCCCGCTTGAGATTGTTGACGGATTACTGCCATTACTCAGCGAGAGCATTCCCGTTATTGGAAGTTTTGGTTTTGCCACGAACGATAAATGTTTTGATGAGATTGTCCGCGCGTGCGGGCGGGAATTTCCGTCATGTATTGTGCGCGTAAACATCCCCCCCGCTACCTATGTCGGAAATGATCGCGGACGTTTCAATGATATTGTCAACACGATGAAAGCGGCGACCGGTCCAGGAATTGATCTACGCGTTACCGAAAGCTACATGGATAAACCGTCGCTCATTCGCTGGTGCTCACAGAACACAATCAATGTCTTTCTGTATAATAGAAACATGGCCGGACTTGCAGCGGTAACGGATCAGGCCGTGTCATCGGGCCGTCCCCTTGCGGTGAGCGCGTGTAATACGTTTCGTCACATCCATCCATACGTCGGCAGTTATCCCGAAAAGTCTTTGACCGAACTCGTTGCGTCATCGGTCGAAGGTGTCCGGCGAATGCAAGAAGATTGGCACCCGCGAAAAAGCGCGGAAGTATTAAAACAAATATTAAAAGACAGAGGTACATATGGGAATTGAAACAAAGACCATCGGACAACTGGTTGACGAACTCATCACGACCAACATCAAATGCTTCATGGCGCAGGACAGCAAGGATTATGAGAACGCACAGCAACTGAATAAGCGGCGGTGTAATCTGATACGCGCCATTGACGCCTCGACGGGACAGGGCGAGCACTCGCCAACGGGGAAAACATATTGAAAATAGCGTGTTGCGCGCCGGGGAAGATGGGGGACGCGCTGTATTCTCTCCCGTCAATCAGGGAATTATGCCGCCTCCATAACTGTAAAGCCGACTTTTACACGTCAGAATATTGCAGGCCGCTTGTCGCATTCATGTCGGCGCAATCATGTATTGACGACGTTATAATCCCGCCCGATTACGTGATAGATAATGACCGTTGCGGTGTCCAGCCGTGGAAGATCCCGGTCGATGAATCGAACTATGCCGCGGTGTACCAGATGGGTTTTCGGTCATTTCCCGACAAGGCGCTCCCGGCGTGGATCGCTGAATCGGTCGGCCTCACGTGGAACGGCTCTATCGAATATGATGTGCCCTCACAAATTCCACCGGGAATGATTGGCATGGGCCGTTATTTGTCAATGGCTCCCGGCCGCAACCCGTTACCGATAATGAAAGAATTTATTGACGCCTCGCCGCTCCCTGTTGTTGTCGTCGGTGGGTTAAATGAGTATATTGGAAAAGGGGTTGACATGTGCGGGCTCGACATGTTAAAAATGGCGAAGATAATCGAGCGTTCAATCGGCTTTATCGGTACGGCGTCTGCCCCGCTCGTTATTGCGAACGGGTTTACTATCCCGAAGGTGGTACTCGGAAACCACGGGCCAACCGAGCACTTGATTAAGACC